AAGTGTGTTAACAGAACCTAAGAACTCACATTCAAACTCAATCTTAAACTGTTGTTCTGATGTGTTTGCAATTGTTTGCTCTTTCCATACAGCATCTCTACCAGGAACTTCACTCCAATGAACATCAGTAGGAACATATTCACTCTTACCTTTTTCACTATCATGCCACATACGATAGAAATGATTCATACCCCGTGGGGTTGAAACTATAATAACCTTAGTGGATTGTCCAGAAGTAATTGTAGGATAAACAGATGCAAAGAAGTCGTCAGCAATGTGATTCGGAATGAATGCGAACTCATCAAGGAATATAACGTTGTAAGAACCACCACGAACAGCAGATGATGAAGTGGAGTTTGCCGATATCTTAGAACCATTCTCCAATTCTAAAGAACCTTTGTTCCAAGAAATTATACCTTGTTGCATCCATGTAGGTAAATTTTCATATGCAAGTTGCAATCTGCCAAGTAAATCTCTAGCCGTGGATGCTTTGTTCGCCAGAACAGCAATGTTGACATTATCATTGAAAACTGCATAATGTAATAAGTATGATATACAAGTTGTAGATTTACCTGTCTGACGAGGCATCTTACAAATATTAAATCTATTCTCGTGGAACCTTCTAATCAATTTCTCTTGGAAATCATACATGTTAAAAGGAACCAGTCCTTCATCAAGAGAAACGATTTTTATATACTGTCTAGTAAAATATATGGGATCTTGTTTACATCTCATAAATTCACGAATATTATCTTCCGTAAATTCTATTTGAGTATTCGCTTTTTTTAAATTGGGATTACCAAGATAAACATCATTAACAGACATAATTAACTATTCATCTATAAATCCGTCGGAGCTGGATGTTGAGGCCATGTAATATTATATGGATCTGATTGTTTTGTAATATTTCTTAAATCTTGAACATAATTATCAAGATTGGTAAATGTATCACTAGTAGTAGTTACTCCCAATCTTACTTCACTATGATATCTCATAATTCTCCCATCAATATCATTAAGTAATCTATCTCTTTCTTCTCTTATAGTCTTCCATTCTGTTGCTACAAGTAAATCTATTTGAGATGTAGTTAATCCCACAACCTGCCAATCTGTACCCTCCCAACTAAGTTTCTCTGTTCTACTATTATATGTTGGTGCCGTACTTACTGCCACATATCCTGCATCAGTTAATTCATCTGTAGTGAATGTTGAAGAATCTGTCCTAGTACTTCCATTAGATAATCTAATTCTATGTGGCAATTGATTTATAGGATATTGATTTTTATATGAATAAGGCATATGAATTATATTATTGTATTATATTTATAGTTATAAAGAGAAACATAATATTAACCTCCTACTGTGACTTCTGTTTGATTAATTGTTAATGTTGCTGGATATGATCTTCCTGGACCCCAAATAATTCTTACTACTCCATCTCCACCATCAGCCCCATTATCATCACCATCATCTTCATTACCTGCTCCACCTCCACCATAATTTTTAGTTCTAGTATTAGACGTTCCACCTGGTCCTTCTTCTGAACCTCGATATCCTTGTATTCCTAAATTATTTCCTGCTACATTACTACTAGGTGACTCGGAACCATTTACACCTTCACCATATATATCGGTACCACCTCCACCATAGACTACATTTCCTTCATTATAAGCATTTACACCACCGCCGCCACCGCCGCCGCCTCCAGAACCAGAAGTTGCGTTATTATCAGTTGCATCATTTCCTTTTCCACCAGTACCACTATATCCACCGGCACCACCGCCTCCACCACCAGTATTACCTTGAGAACCATGTCCTCCTTCACCACCTGTACCACCACCAGAAGTAGTTCCACCACCACCATAAGTTGAGGAATAATTTACTCCACCATTAGATGTAAGAGTTTCACTATCATAAGCACCTCTTTCTCCACCACCAGCTCTACCAATAATTGTTCCACTATGACTTGTTAATCTTATATAACTATCTGCACCATCTTGAGCGTCATTAGTTCCTGCTGGGCCTCCTCCTTCTCCACCTTCACCAACAGTAATATAGAGAGTATCTCCAGGAGTAACACCATAATTATTTCTCCATGATAATGCACCGCCGCCACCGCCGCCACCTGCTTCACCATTATTAACATATGTAGATGCAGAACCTCCACCGCCGCCACCAATAAGAACAAAACAAACAGAAGTAACACCATTAGGAACAATCCATGTAGTTTGACCTGCAGTGGTAAAATTCTCTTGTCCTTGAGCATCATTTAAAACCCATTTATTATCTTTCCGAGCATTATACTGATCAAAAAGTTCATGTATACCACCACTATCAGCTTGTGAAATATATTGTTGAGAACCAATTATCCCTGAATTTCTTTTCATATTATGGAACTGTTGTTTGATCTTTTGTTAATGTTGCTGGATATGATCTTCCTGGACCCCAAATAATTCTTACTGCACCAGTACCACCATCAGCCCCATTATCATCACCATCATCTTCATTACCTGCTCCACCTCCACCATAATTTTTACTCTTGACGGCACCGGCACCACCACCTGGTCCTTCTTCTGAACCTCGATATCCTTGTATATTGGTATTATTGCCAGATTGACCATTACCACTTGCTTCAGCACCACCCTCTGCACCTTCACCATATATATCGGTACCACCTCCTCCATAGACTACATTTCCTTCATTATAACCATTTACACCACCGCCTCCACCACCTCCACCACCAGCTCCAGCAGTTGCGTTATTATCAGTTCCATCATTTCCTTTTCCACCAGTACCACTATATCCACCGGCACCACCGCCTCCACCACTAGTATTACCTGATGAACCATGTCCTCCTTCACCACCTGTACCACCACCAGAAGTAGTTCCACCACCACCATAAGTTGAAGCATAATTTACTCCACCGTTAGCTGTAGAAGCCGTAGAGTTATAGAAACCCCTTTCTCCACCACCAGCTCTACCAATAATGGTTCCACTATGACTTGTTAATCTTATATAACTATCTCCACCATCTATAGCATCATTAGTTCCTGCTGGGCCTCCTCCTTCTCCAAAATTACCAACAGTAATATAAAGAGTATCTCCAGGTTCAACAGAATAATTATTTCTCCATGACAATGCACCTCCACCTCCACCTCCACCTGCTACTCCATTATTAACAGATGTAGATGCAGAACCTCCACCACCACCGCCAATAAGAACAAAGTGAATAGAAGTTACAGAAGGAGGAACAGTCCATGTAGTTTGACCTGCAGTGGTAAAATTCTCTTGTCCTTGAGGAACAAAATTATAAAATAAAGCTACGTCTTTATCAAAGACTCCTCTTTTTGTAGTAATTTTTCCAAGACCTAACAGTCCAGCATTAGTTGTATAATATCCCATAATTATACATCATCAATTTCATCGTAAGAACAAACACCAGCAAGATCACCTGCTGCACTAGCATCTAAATGAATAGCCATATCTTCTTCCAAATAAATTGCTGAATCTTTAGATATTACGACTAATGTTGCATCCGAAGGAACAGCTATCGTATGAGCAAGTTTTGCCAATACACTACCACTTGCATCTTTTATAGTGACTGTTATATCAGCAGAATCAGTTCCATCAATATTTGAAATTATCAATGAATTTACCTTTAATAACTTATTAGAACTCGCTGCATTTGTTAAGATTGCATCATCACTCGTTGATATATCAGCATCAAAAACTGTCTTTCCAAGAATTGTAGCTACATTAACTATATTAGGTGCTGCCATTTTGTTTTAATCTCCGTAAATTTATTTTTTATCCAAAAACCATTGCTGCTGCAATTGCTTTACCCATACTGATTCCACCTCCTCCACCACCACCAGAGATAGTAGCAGTAGTTATAGTACTAATTCTACCATTAGCATCAACAGTGATTACTGGAGCTGAAGTAGCACTACCATAAGTATCTGCAGATACACCAGTCAATCCCGTTAAATTTGCACCAGAACCATAAAAACTAGTAGCACTAACAATTCCAGTAGCACCATACATTGTGATGGCAGCACCAACTGAAGAAATACCAGATACAGTTACACCAGCTGCATTTGCGGTTAGTATTCCAACAGAAGCACTAGCATTTCCAGCCCACAATTCAGTATAAGTACCATCACTACCCTTACCTGGTATTAATGAAATTTTATCAATAGTACCAGTATCTGCTTGACCTATGGTAATATTATTACTGTCTTTTTCTATAAGACTTCTTAGAAGACCACTACCATCTTCTTTGTTGTAAATATGAAAATTCTCATTTACGACTATTGCTGTATCTGCTCTAGTATCATCAATAGTAAAACTACCACCTGTTAAATGTATTATATTTGCTGTTATAATACCAACATTGTTTATATCCTTACTGTCATTAATAACAGTAGTTCCTGAAATCTTAATTGCCATTTTACCGTCTTCGTGAAATCACTGTTGGTATTTTTTTATTATTTATAATCCATACCTCCCTTTAAGTGCGTCAAAGTTTTGTTTTACTTCTGCTGCTGTAATTACTCTATCATATATTAAAACTTGTGCTATATCTCCATCAAAATAATAACCTGTATCATACTTACCAATAAATGTTTCAGCATTATTAGGACCAGTTGTATCTGAATCAGTATCTACCTGATCCCCATTAACATATAATACCCATCCAGTCGAATTATTCCATGTAACAACACCATTCCACCACTGATTTAACATATCACCTGAAGGAAGAGTGTATTCTACTCTATTCCATGTACCTTGATGTCCTGCCTTTAAAGTATCAGCAGTACCAGCCATGTAGAAAGCATGACTATTAGCAGGTCCCGAAATTATATTGTTAGTTGCCGTTTCTGGCCTAAACCATGCTGATTTAGTATATGCTGTCAAACTTATAATATCTCCACAATCTACATATTGACTACTAAAATTAAAAGTTCCACCATTATCAGAAGTATGAGGAGGGGAATTTTCTAGTATTCCATTATTTCCATTACCACTTAAATCACTCCAATTGGTATTATAACTATAAGTACTATACATAACCCGATTGGTTCCATCCTCAGAAACAGCAACAAACTTCCCATTACCAAAAGTTATACCTAGCCAACTATTTGCTTCTGTTACTGATACTAATGTCCAATTGATACCATCACCACTATAGATAACCTTATCGGTAAAACTAACAGCAACAAACATCCCATTACCATAGGTTACACTTCTCCAACTATTTGTTGGTACTCCAGATAGACCCGAATTTGACCAATTAATACCATCAGTACTATACATGACTCTATTAGTTCCACCAGCAGCAACGGCAACGAACTTCCCATTACCATAAGTTACATCTCTCCAACTATTATCTTCTGCTGCTGATACTGCGGTCCAACTGGTAACATCACTATCAGAAGCATACATGACTCTATTGGTTCCATTAGCAGCAACGGCAACGAACTTCCCATTACCATAGGTTACACTTCTCCAAGCATTTGCTTCTGCTGCTGATGCTGCGGTCCAACTGGTAAGGTCACTATCAGAAGCATACCCAACTCTATTGGTTCCATTAGAAGAAACGGCAACGAACTTCCCATTACCATAGGTTATACCTCTCCAACTATTTGATTCTGCTGCAACTGATTCAGACCAACTGGTAAGGTCACTATCAGAAGCATACATAACAGTACTACCACCAACAGCAACGAACTTCCCATTAGCATAGGTTACATCT